AATGAATGCCAACAAGGGCAAGGATGATCCGGATGTGGTCTTCCAGGCAATCATGAATGGTGATGCCTTGGATGTAATCCGCAAAGGCGCTCTCATCGAGAATTTCGAAGCCAACCAATATGCCAACATCATGAACAGCCGGTACAAGGAATCCATTGAAAAGGTTGTGAACAAGATTATGCTCACGGATCAGCAGGGGAACGTGACCGGCTATGAATCAAAGGATGATTCCATCAAGAAGTATTCTATGGTCCAGGCTGTCTACAAGCAGAACCCAAACAAAGCCATGAAGAACCAGCTGACCAAGATCTTTCATGGTCCGGACAGAACCGGGGTCCTGGAGATGTTGGGAGACTACCGGGCAAAGTCTTCCTACTCCATCAAAATCAGTGATATCTTGCCCGAGATGACCGGACAGTTCTGGATTAAGTCAGACAGCCACACATTCGAAAACGGTATCCACACAATGAAGCTGGAAATCGAATTTGAAAACCTGATGAACAAACAGGAACTGTCCGATTTTGAAAGGAAGGTGTAACCATGGCTGAAATTCCATCTGCGGCCCAGTCCATGGCTAAGGTGGTTGATGTAATGCACCAGGTAGCCGATGGAGCAATGCCGCAGGGAACGCAGGTCGGGGTGGTGGTGACCCCGCCGCCTAACCTGACTGTCCGGCTGAATAATATCGTGCTGGAGCCAAAAGACCTGTACATCAGCCGGTATCTGATGCCGAACTACACCCGGCATATGGTGGGCGAAACCAGCGACAAATCTGGGGGCAGCGGTGAAGCTAAATACGAGAGTCATCGGCACCCCATCGACAATGACGAAACCTGGACCGATACTCTGAAGCCTGGGACCCTGGTGGTAGTGATTCCTGTAGGTGGCCAAAATGACCAGCTGTACATCGTTGCTGACAGTCTGGTGAAACTGTAGGGAGGTGAAATCCATGAGTGATGAATATCCTTTTACGGGCACCAGTGCGGAAACAGACTACGAAGAAACGCTGGACCTGCCGAAAGAACTTGATTATGACTTTGATAAGCATGATTACAAGTACGACAAGAACGGCCAGCATATCATTGTTTCCGGCAACGATGCCTTAAAAATCTGGATCTACAAAGCACTCAGCACGGAACGGTTCCGGTACCTTGCCTACAGCTGGCAGTATGGGCTGGAAATCCGTCCTTTCATCGGCAAGGTTATGGGTGTCCAGGAGCGGTACAGCGAAATGAAGCGGATTATCATTGAATGTCTGATGGTGAATCCGTACATCAAAAGTATCGACAGCATCGAGTTCACTCCGAACCGGGAGAAACTGACAGTCGATATTACCCTGACTACAATCTACGGGGAGGTGAGCATGAATGTATGAAGCAGAAAGCCAGGAGGATATTTTAAAACGGTTGCAGCAGAACGCCGGCAGTCAGGTCAGTTCGTTTGAAGGGACTTTTGCCTATGACGTGTTGGCTTCCAACAGCATTGAATTCGCCAAACAGGAAGTGGAACGGGAAGAAATGTATAAATCTGCCTTTGCTGAGACGGCTTCCGGAGATTACCTTACTCTGATCGCTGAAGACCATGGAGTTATCCGGAAAGAAGCCACACAGGCAGTCGGAAATGTAGTGGTTAAAGGAAATGGCACGGTGCCTGTCGGGACTCTGTTCCAGACGGAAGCAGGTGTTTCCTTTACTACTACTACTACTACTACTACTACAGCAGTGAAGAATGAAGCTACGATCCCTGTTCAATGCATTGAAGCCGGGACAGTGGGCAATGTAGGAGCTAATACCATTACTGTTATTCCCATGAGCATTCCGGGGATTACTTCAGTGACGAATCCTGATGCAATGACAGATGGTTTCGACCAGGAAAGTGACGATGATCTGTATGAACGGTTTCACTTCCATGTGACTCAGCCGGCCACCAGTGGCAATGTGAATCACTATATCGAATGGGCCTCCAGCATCCCGGGGGTAGGACATGTAAAAGTGCTGCCTATCTGGAAAGGACCGGGTACGGTAAAAGTCCTGGTGACGGATGCCAATGGGGAACCGGCATCACCTACCCTGCTGAATACTGTCAAGGCATACATTGAATCAGTCCGGCCCATTGGAGCGGAAGTAACAGTAGTTACTCCTGCTCTGTTTGATCTGACCATCAAACTCACAGTAACATCTGGATCCGGCGATGCTGATTACATCAAATCCATGCTAAACAAGTATTTTGTCAGCAGAAATTTTACAGGAACTACGATTTCCTATGCCAAAGTCGGAAATATGATTCTGACCGATGCAAAAACAGGCGTGGATGACTACAGTTGGCTTCTGATCAACGATGCTACCGGGAATATCTCGGTAACGGATGATCAGATTCCCCACGTGAAGGAAGTGGTGCTGTCTTGACGAATCCAGATTTCCAGTTTTTGAGAACTGAACCGGTAGACCTGAAAAGGTATCTGCCGGTTTTCTTATATCTGAGTCCTGAGTTCAAGGCATTGCAGGAAACCCTGGGAAAAGAGCATGAACGGCAGCGGAAGGTACAAATTGACGTAGCCAAACAGTTCCACGCGGAAACGGCTACCTGGGGCATGGCGTCCTGGGAGCGTATGTTGGGCATCAATGTGGATACCAGTGTGGACCTGGAGACCAGACGGGCATCCGTACTGGCCAAAATGGGGAAGCCGCCCACAGTGACTCCCGCTTTCCTGACCAGGATGATTAACCTGTTCACCACGGTGGCTGCTACGCAAATCGTGGAGCACCCATCCGAATACACGGTGGATATTTATTTACCTGATAGCGGAACGCACGATTTCACGAAAATTGACGAGGCTGTGAATACCTACCTGCCGGCCCACCTGGGCCACACCTACCACTTCAAGACCCATCTGGATGCTTCCGAGTACATCGGTACGGTAATTCGGATGGCGTCCAGGGGCGTGGAGTGCGGCCTGCTGGCCAACGACGAAGTGCTGCAGACGGCTGTTCTGTGGTCCGTGGATACGCCGGTATTCGAGATAAAAGACGACGCTGTCCATCTGACAGAGCTTGGACTCAAGGCGAACACGGTATGGAACGCCAATACGAGTACAGTGTCTCCCGCTGCTGCAGCCCCGGTGGGTGCTACGGATGACGTCTTCGTCATTAACAGTGACGGAACGATACGAGTAAAGGAGTGAAAGCATGGCTGAATTTCATCAATGTGTCACCACAAAACAGGGCCTCAACCTGATTGCCCTGTCCAGGGTGAATAAATGCCCTCTGGTATTTACGAAAATGGCCATCGGCGACAGCAGACCGACGGACACCAGCACCATCAGTGCCATGACGGCCCTGGTCAACGAGAAGCTGACCAGTGACATCACTAGCCTGAAGAAAATCAAGAACACTGACACTACGGAAGGCCGGTACGTAGCGTTCGGGAAATTCTCGAACAGCACGCTGGCCACCGGGTTCCACATCTCTGAAGTAGGGCTGTGGGCGAAAGTGGAATCCTCCTACTATACCGGCGACAGCTGGGACGGGTACACCGGAGATGCTGTCCTGTTCTGCTATGGATACGCTGACGAAGGGAAAACCGACTGGCTGCCCAGCAAGGATATCCCCATGACGCCCCAGGAAGTCGGTATCTACACCAGCGTGGGTGACGCTGAAACCGTATCCGTCCATGTATCCGATACCCAGACGGTAGGGGAGGCAGAGTTCCAGTTCCACCTGACGGACGTCAACGCCCACAGCGACTTCAAGGGCTGCACGTCGACCGCCAACGGGCAGCGGGGATTTGTGCCGCGTCCCATGGCCGGCCAGGACAACGAGTACTATCTGAACGCTGACGGAACCTGGAAGCAGGTCAAGCAGCGAAGCGTAAAGGACCTGATTGATATCCTGTACCCGGTTGGATACATCATTACCCTGACCGGCGACCAGAACCCGAACCAGCTGTGGGCAGGCACCTCCTGGGAACGCTACGCTGCAGGCCGGGTGCTGATGGGCGCAGGTACGTACACCGAAAACGGCGTGACCTACACCTACACCAACAGAGCCACGGGCGGCGAGGTGAAGCACCAGCTCACTGCTGATGAAATGCCGTCGCATAGCCACAGTGCCAGCTGTAGCACCAACGGCAATCACTATCATGGCTATAGCCGAACGACTACGGCGAATCCGGATAATGCGGCAACAGGTTCTAGTGCTGGGCACTGGGAAACCGTGGACACAGCCGCTGCAGGGAACCACTCTCATACAATCACAATCGCTTCTACAGGCGGCAACGGATTTCATGAAAACAGGCAACCGTACGTCGTGGTAAGCTTTTGGAGACGCACGGCCTAGGCGTTCCTGCGCCAGAAAGACACCACTTGATAAGGCATACGGTTTTCATGCAGGCCGTTTCCGCCGGTGCTGCCCATCGTTCCGGTTGGCGTAATTCCCTGGCTAAAGCTCAGCTCATCACGATACCAGGAACCAGCAGAAGAAGGCTCTACTGCGTTGCCAGAGTTGTGTTCTTTTCTAGTTACAACAGTGTTGCTCCCAGCGATTACGTTGGCGGCATCTTTAGATTGGGAGCGGATGGAGAAGCTGAACGAAATATTTTTAGTACCAAAGGCAAAGCTGTGGCTATGCGACGGCATCTCATCAGCAGAGAAAGGACTGATCCAATGAGTGTTTTTCAGATTTTAAAAAACAATGTTTTGATCATCGACGGTTCCAGGACCTATACGGATACCGTCGACAATTTTTTGCTCGACGCCGGGGCAGTATCCGTCCCGGAATCAGTAGTCTACGACGACGACCAGGAGTGCTGTGTTGTAGACGGCGATTTCCGAGCTTATCCCAACGGCACCTACAGCGGCTACTGTGACCGCATCCAGGACCTGCTGGATACCCAGACTAAACGTACCTACGTGCCACCGACTGAACCGACGGAAGAAGAGCGACAAGAGGAGCAGAAAGCCAGCCTTAAAGCCGACTACGACAGCGCTGTCAAAGAGCTGACTGACTCCGTGGCTGTGGCCCTCTTGACCGGGGACACTGCGGCCCAGGAGAGCATCCGGGCGGACTTTTCTGACCTGCAAAAAGCATACAAGGAGGCGGTTGAAAATGTTCAAAATTCCGAAACGCTGTGAGTATTGCGCCCATAAGCTGGTGGATGGAAAGTGCGTCAACCCGGCCTGCATCGCTTACAAGCCAGAAAAGGCCGCTGAAGATAAGAAGGAAGGTGAGTCAAAATGACAACGAGAGCAATCGTACCGAACGGCGATGGGGAAGGCTCCCTGGGCACCTCTACGGCTAAATGGGGCGCCATTTACTCGTCTGACCCGGCCAGCGGGGAGAACAGCGGCCAGGTGCCAACTACGGCATGGGTACAGGCGATTGTTGCTGATGCCATAAAGACTGCGAAAGATGAAATCTACAAACAAGCCAAACTGGACGCCCACCCCGTTGGGTCCTACTACTGGAGCAACGACAGCACCAGCCCGGCCACGCTGTTTGGCGGCACGTGGGAAGCCCTGCCGCCCGGTTACACACTAATTGCACAGGGGTCCGGGAGCGACTCTTTCGGGAGTTTTACGTACGAGTCCGGGAAGCAGTACGGGGAACGGAAGCACCAGCTCACCACCGATGAGCTGCCTAAACACAGCCATGAGCAACCTGATTGGATATGGGCAGTGTCAAAAGGTTTTAATACCGGCACATACAATATCCCAGGGGGCTCTTCCGGCAATGCCACAACCTACGCAGATGGGAAAGACACTCAAAGAACGTGGACCCAATTATCCGGGAATGACGCACCGCATAGCAACGTCCAGCCTGTGATTGCCAGCTATGGGTGGAAGAGAACGGCTTGACCACCGATGAACTGCCAAAAATTACAGGCGATGCCCAGTTTCGCCTATTTGATGGGGCGTCAAATATCATGGGCAACAAAAACGATAGTCTATCGGATTCTGGTGTCTTTTCAACTTTGCCATATAGTGGCGGGAAATGGGTAACAAGCGTTGCCGCAAGCAGTAAGCAAGCCACGGACAACACCGATGTTTTGCATCTCGAGTTCGGGAACAATCAGCCCCACAGCACCCTGCCCCCGTCCATCGCCTCCTACGGCTGGCGCAGGACCGCCTAGGCCGTGCGTTTCCATCCGTATGCACCGACTGACGGCTGGATGTTGTTATGCGGAATATTCCCGCCACTGTCCAGAGTGCTTGCGATTTCATCATTGGATGCTTGCCGTGCAGATTGGATGCAGTTTGACTGTGGTCCATCATCATACAGTTTGGTATTGCTAAAAGACTTTGGCTTCCGATCATACTGATGGTGATGTGATGGCATTTCATCGGTGGCACTATGCTGTTCTCATCCAAGCATAAGCGGCGGTGCATGGAGGGAGGTTTTCATGGGCCACTGATGCTGTGGTCAAATTCCGATTTGCGATTACGCTTTCCAGGTTGGGGTCAGCTTCCCAGATCGGGTGAAACTTCGAATCGTCATTGTATCTGATGCGATTCAACGGGACTGGTAGTTCATCGGTGGATACCTGAGAAAGCAATTTTATGTCAATTTCATCTCACTTTATCCCCTTGACAAGTGACAGTTAAAACCGTATTAAGCACACAGCCACAGCTAATCCCAAAGCGGTTTCCTACCTATATTATTAGCCCGGGTTACTCACGCATTAAACACGGTCTATGGCCTTTCTCAGGTCCGCCAGAGTCTTATGCGTGTAGACTCCTTTGGTGATTCCAGGCCTGGCATGCCCCAATATCATCCGGATGGTGGTTTCGTTGACCTCTGCCCGGTCAAGCAAGGTAGCCAGCGTATGGCGGCATTCATGCGGCGTGTGTTTCATCTTTACGGCGTTCATGGCTCTATCCCAGAGACGGCGGAAGCTGTCATAAGTCGCACAAGGACAAATCTGGCCGCTTGCTTTCCGCTCGATGAGGTACGGTAAGATTTTGTGATGGATGGGGATTTTGCGGATGCCTGCCGCCGTTTTGCTGTGTTTGATGTCGATGTATCGCTGACGCGGCTTGATGTCGGCAGGAGTCAGCGCGAGATACTCACCGACGCGCATCCCTGTATAGATGAGGATGAGGACATCCACAACGCCGTCGACGTCGGTTGAGCGCCAGAGCTTGCCAATTTGTCGGGCAGTAAAAGGCTTTTTCTTAAACACTGGCACATGCTTAGGCAATTCGACGTAGGGACTCAAATCTGCGTCGACGATGCCATTTTTGATGGCGTACTTGTACAGCTGTGAGAGCAGGACGCGGCATTTCTTACGGGTGCAATACCCAGCAGGGACAGCGTCAATGGCTGACTGTAAATCCGAATAGGAGATGGAGCCGAAAGGCATGGCATGGAGCGGACTCAGATGCCTGTAGCTGATGGAGTAGGCCTGACGGCTGGACAGGGATACATCCGGAAAATGCCTTTGACTCCATGCGGCATAGACGGCGGAAAACGTGACTTGATGGGTGGGTGTGCAGTGATTAATCTCAACGAGAAATTCAAACGCAGCTTGATACGACTCAAAATATCCCAGGGCACGCTGCCGTCCATCGATGGTCTTTTTGACGACGTACGGTCGCCTCCGATGCCCTGACAGCTTATAAACGGAACCATAACCATTTGGTAATCTCATGAAAACATCTCCTTATATCTCATATAGGGAGCATTATACCGAAAAGGAGGCGGCTTATGGATGTATCACTAGGTGACATTGTAGCTGTACTGACTCTCCTGGGCGGAGCCCTCGTGTGGGTAATCCACGTGATCATTAGCCCACTCAAGGTCCTGCTGGACCGGGTGGTACAAAGCCTGGACAAGTTGGATGAAACACTCAGCAAGGAGCGTGCCAGGCGGGAACAGATTGAAATCCGGCTGGAAGCAATTGAAGCCAGGGGGAAAAGTAACACTCACAGGATTGACGACCTGGAGGAACAACAGAAAAAATGCTTGAACAAATCTCTCGTAAATTGAAGAGCCTGAAACAGCTGCGCTTTACGATTCAATCCGTATGGCTTTTTCGTTTTATCGTTTTCATTGGGCTGGCGCCTTTTACGCTGTCCCTTTTTCTGTGGGTATTCGCCCTAGTAACAGGTCTCCACGAGGAATGGCTTTTTAAGATGATCGACGCCGCTTTACGTATTGGGAATCAGGTCCTGGGGCCAGCCGTTGTCTCCGGGCTGCTTAACATCGTGCCCCGGGTGACCGACTCCAACGGCGATGGGATCCCGGATCTGGACGAAAAGGAGGAAAAATCTGATGAAAAAAGTAACGCTGGAAGACATCCAGACGATGGCTGAGGCTGCACGTGCTCAGCTCTGGAAGGATGCCCGGAACATGGACCGTGACGTCAAGGTATATCTGCACTGGACGGCGGGGCGGTATGACCAGAAGTTTAACGACTACCATATCAATATCGATGAAGATGGAAGCCTTTGGGCAAGTACGGACGACCTCGGCGAAACCCTGGCCCATACTTGGCAACGAAACACCGCTGCTATCGGCGTTGCCTTGTGCTGTGCCTACGGGGCTACTACGGACGACTTGGGGGGCTACCCGCCCACGGTGGCCCAGATTGAAACTATGGCCCAGGTGGTGGCCGTCCTGGCCAAGACCCTGTGGCTGACCATTGACCAGGACCGGGTGCTGACCCATGCGGAGGCAGCGGACAACGTCGACGGTCTGCTGCCCGTGGGTGACGAGTACGGGCCCCAGACCACCTGCGAGCGGTGGGATCTCCAGTACCTGGGCACCGATGAGAGCCCAGAGTGGACTACCGACTACAATGATCCCCATACCGGCGGCAACGTGTTGAGGGGGAAGGCAAATTGGTACAGGAACGAATGGAGAAAATAAGGGGGAGACTCAATGGAATCAAGACGCAGATTGACCGTATCCCTCATTGGGCTCTTATTGCTCTGCTTGCTGCTGTGTGCTTCGGCACAGGTTACGCTTGCGGCCTCCGCAACGCCGGCCGAACCGACGTATACGATCACGGAAACGGAGCTGACACAGTTACAGACCAACTTAACCGAGCTGAAGACAATCAACGAAGCATTACGGACGGCCTGCAGCGGGCAGCAGATCAAAGCGGCAGAATTACAAGTGAAATTGACGAAAGCAGAGGAATTGTCCAGGACATTACAGAGTCAGCTGACAGAGCTGCAGGCCAAATCGACCAGGCAGGAAGCCTTATTGACTCAAGCCAACGAATCCTTGAAAGAGTACGCCAGAGAGGAAAAGCGGACCAGGCTGCGCATTAAGGCGCAACGCAATACGTGGGAAGCGGTAGCCGCAGGGCTCTTACTTGCCTGGGCAGCGAAATGAAGAAAAACCCGTAGAGTCAGGAAACGCCTGGCTTTACGGGTACTTTTTTGTTTAAAGCATAGAAAAAATTGGGAAAGTAGTACTTAACTATCATCCTACTGTCCTATTACTAGTGAAGGAGGATGATAAGCATGAAGAAAATCCAAAGTCAACTCGTCGACAACCTGCACAACACAGCAAAGGTCATGGAAGCCTTTGCCAACGACTATGCGAAGGCCAAAACCAAAGAAGAACAGGAGGAAATCCTGCGATTCGAGGCTCTATACCTTACTGACCGTGCAAAACATCTGGAAGAAGTAGCCCAATACCTCGATGCCGTTGCCGACTTCCAGTAATTTCTATCCCCGTGCCTTGCGGTGCGGGGATCTTCCTGACCCCAAAACGGCAAAAATACGGCAAAAATTCGCCGTGAAATACCGTGTCTTACGGAAAATGGCAAACTCGTGATTAATTTAAACAACTAGGTTTTATGCGGTTCCAGAGAATCATAGGAAATAACGAGGCTGTACGGGCATACTAGGAGAAAGTATGATTTATG